ATCAAGCTACTCAAGAGTACTGGTGACGAGCTGCTTGAGTGGCTGAAGGACGGTACTATTTCCGACTCAAACTATCGGCTGCTGGCCAATGCATGGCAGCGAGCAAAGGAGAACAAGCGATGAACCCGGAATACGAAGCGCACGCACGCTTGTGCAAATCCATCGGAGACATGGCGAAGGAGAACGAAGATCTTAAGCAGTGCGTCACACAACTCGAAAACCGTCTCCGCGCTCTGTGGGACAAGCTCGAAGGTGAGAGGAAGTATTACGATCAGCGCATCCGAGAACTCGAAATAGCTGGCAACGCAATGTACGCATTCATCAACCCTCCATCTCCGAGCATGAGAACCATCCGAATGGACAACCTGTTGCAAGGATGGGACGACGCTAAGATTGGGAAGGGGGTGAAGCCATGAGCCATCTTGTTAAGGCCAACAAAAAGGTCAGCGATACACCGCGCACAGACCGGCAGGCATACATAACGTGGGATTTAATCCAGTTCGTAAAGGCTGGATTCGCCCGTCAGCTAGAGCGGCAACTGGCTGGAGCGAACAGTCGTGTCCTTGAGCTGGAATTGGACGTCAAAGCCTACAAAACAAGGGTCATCGAGGACGGCGAGTACATCTACACGCTTGGAACGAGGTCCGACCGATATCGCATGGCGCTACTCAAAGCCCGTGAGCGGATCAAGGATCTGGAACGCAAAGAGGACGAACTGAACGACCTCAAGAAATGGTTGGAGGGACGATGAACGTACCAATCGGACCTGCCGCATTTGTCTTCAAGCACAAGAGAACCGGACAGGTTGTCGTCGTTCCTAGCGAACAATGGAATGAGTATTGGTTCCATAAGGACTGGGAACACACGGCCAGCCTCAACGCCTGCGGCGCAATCCAATACCTCATCAACGTCAAACCGAAGGAGAGGAACAGGTACCTAAGATCACTCACCGAAAAGGTATGACCATCCTGCTCCACGAACTTCCTCACCACCACCACCTCCGAAACTCCGCACTCCAATCCATCGACGTTCGCATCCGGTGCCGACACACCAAAGCCACCCGCGACCCGCGAACGTGGAAGATCAAGAACAACAGCTACAACGAACTCAACGATTCCTGGCAGACGAACTTCGACTTCGTAGTCAGCGTCGCCAGCGACCAATAAGAAAATGAACCAGCTAGCAAGATTTGGGTTGACCAAGGAGTCGATGCAGCGGATGCTCGGCACCGTCACCGTCACCACCACGGCAAAGAAACGGGAGATTCCTCCCGGTCCAAACCGTAAGTGGTACAGCGTTCCAGACGACATCAAGGCCGCGATCCTCGAAGCCCACCCAACCTACACCTACAGAGAGTTGGCCAAGAAGTATGGCGTGTCTTTAACCAGCGTATGGAAAATCAAGAACCAAAACCAAAACAACAAGAAGTAGAGGAACTACAACGATGGAAGCAGTTATGTCACGAATTGGCCGCATGCTTGGGCTGCGGCTGCACAACTCAGACCGGCCTGTGCATGCAGTGCCACAAGGCCAACAAACGATACCGAGCAGTCCAAATACCCCTTCGATGAAACTCAGAGAGTCCATAAACCAAGTCACTGAACTCCGATCCAAAGGCCACACCTACAAGGCCATTGGCCAACAACTCGGGTTCACCAAGCAGCGCGTCCACCAGATCCTACGATCCGCCAAGACACTCAAGGAGAATGAGAACCTGTGGACCCACGGACTCAGCGCCCGCAACGTGGCGATCCTATCGAAGCTCCACATCACCTCACGCGAGGTCGCCATCCACGCGGTCAATACCGGTGACATCAGGCCATTCAAGTGGGCCAACTATGGTGCCACTTCGTACTCTGAACTCTGCGAGTGGCTTGGCATTCAGCCGGTAGCCAACACCGCCAACAGCCGAATCTCACGCACCGAGAAGTTCTGTCCGCACTGCAACAAACCCCTATGAGCCGTCACTCATTCCCACTCGTCGAATCCATCAAGGTGGTCACCCTCTCAGGCGGGATCACCGTCCGAGTGTGGCGTGATAGAACCAAAGAGAACCTGAAGACCAACTACGGCGACGGTGATATCCACCTCACCTGCGTGGCCCAAGCTCATGATCACTTCGAGATGATCAAGACTCTGGCCCGCTTGGAGAATGTTCGAGCCGTTGAGTTGGTCGATCAGAAAGGCAACGGAATCAAAGTCCACAAACAACCATGAGCCATTCCTCGACACGCGACCTTGCAAGCGCCCTCAAGATCCTCGCCCAGCAGATCCACAGTGAAGACGGCGCAGCCAATGTCGTCTGCGCTGAAGCCGCTGACCGGATCCTCCTGCTCGTCACCCTCACCAACGAACTGACAGCACACATCCTGGCCAGCCCCATCCACCACCCCAAATGCACAGCCAAGACCAAGGGAAGCTACTGTAATTGCATCCTATCCCGGGTGACACCATCATGAAAACCCCACGACACGAGCAGCCATGGTACTCATGGAGACTCGAAACCAATAAGAAGCCCGAACCACTCACCGCGGAAGAGAAGACCATCATGAGCGATGTGAACCGAAAGCTCATCGAAGATGCCCCACGCCTCATCGCCTACGGAGTCCAGAAAGGATGGATCTCATTCCCCAAGAAATCTCGCACTCAACACACATGGATCACCAAGGACAGCCCGCCACTTCAACAGGACGATTCGTCAACATTCACAACGGATCCGTAATCGTCGAAGTCATAGGCCAAGGACAATATCGTCTCGGAGAGACCCGCCGCACTGTAACCATCTACAGTCGAGACGGGTCTCTTTTCGTTCGCAATTCACAAGAGTTCAACCGCATCTTCAAACCCTATGATCAAGAAAACCAAAGCGGGTTATAAGGTCGAGTCCAAGACCCATCACAAGAACATGGGCACCTACCCCACCAAGACCCAAGCCATCAAACGCATGATGGAAGTCGAGATGTTCAAGGCCATGAAAGAGAAGGGCACCCTCCGCAAGAAGAAGTAGGCCACAGGTCCGCACCAGCAACGCAACGACATGACAACGCTCCTCGAACGAGCGGCGCTTTGGCTCGCCAAGGTACCGCCAGCCATCTCCGGATCCGGAGGGCACTCGCAAACCTACACCGCCGCCGTGGGTCTCGTCCATGGCTTCGGCCTATCCGACACCGACGCATTCGCGCTCCTGTCCGATTGGAACCGCTCATGCCAGCCGCCATGGCAGGACCGCGAACTCCTCCACAAGATCAGGCAGGCCAATGAGAAGTCCCACTCCAAGCCCCGCGGGCACCTTGCTGAAGGCTCTCATGCACAAGGAACCGCTCCATTCGATATAACAAAGGTAACCTTCAACAAGCCCAAGCCCGCTCCAGCCGTGGGCCATGATGAGCCGGCTTCGCCATCAAACCCTCCCGCAGCCCCCATCCCGGCCTCGCACGACGCATCGGAGTTCCAGCGGTTCCTCACATCAGCCTTCGCTGCCACAGAGGTGGTCTGCATCTGCGAGCAGGTCGAGGACGGTACCCCCATGACCAGCGGTTCCTTCCTCCCCATCGAGGATTGGATCGCTCGCTTCGATGATCCCGAATCCATCCTCTTCCGACCCGATCGGAATCAGGGCGTCTTCGTCCGTATCAATCCGTTCAAGCCCAACCTCTACAGCGGATCCGACAACGATGTCATGGCCTACCGCCATGTCCTGGTGGAGTTCGATTCCAAGCCCAAGGCCGAGCAGGAACAGCTCCTTCGCTCCTCGGGCCTGCCCATCAGCGTCCTCATCGACTCCGGTGGCAAATCCATCCATGCCTGGGTCCGCGTCGATGCACCCAATCGCAAGGAATGGGACGCCCGCAGGGATCTGATCTACAGCAGCATCCCGGGCATCGATCCCAAGAACAAGAACCCATCGCGGTTCTCCCGGCTCCCGGGCGCATGGCGTGGCGCGGAGAAGCAGAAGCTGTTGGCCAACTCCATAGGCGCTCGCTCGTGGGAAGAGTGGCTCACCGACCGCGAGTCCATCGACGACAGCGCCACGATCGTGTCGATCAAAGACCTGATGCACTTTGATTCGGACAACGATCCGGACAACCTCATCGGCAAACGGTGGCTCACCCGCGGTTCCTCCATGATCCTCAGCGGCGGCACCGGCATCGGGAAGTCCTCCCTCATGATGCAGATCGTCATCCGGTGGTGCCTCGGCAAGGACTTCTTCGGCATCGCTCCGGTGCGGCCATTGAAGATCGGGGTCATCCAAGCCGAGAACGACAAGGGCGACCTCGCCGAAGCCTTCCAAGGCGTAGGCCATGGACTCGACCTCAAGCCCGACGAGATGCGATCGCTCCAACACCAACTTGAATTCCGCACCGAGGCCGTCCGCACCGGTGACGCATTCCTGGCTTACGCCCGCCGGTTCATCCTTCGCTCCAAGCTCGATGTCATCGTGGCCGATCCGCTCTTCTCCTACTTCGGCGGCGATCTCAGCGATCAGGGCGAGGTCAGCGTGTTCCTGCGCAACAAGCTCCAGCCAATCCTCCACCAGACCAAGGTCGCGTGGATCTGGATGCACCACATCTCCAAAGCCCAGCGCAAGGACGGGGAACCCATGACCACCATGGAACTCGCCCACGCCGGGTTCGGAAGCTCTGAGCTCGCCAACTGGGCGCGTGAGATCGCCGTCCTGGCAGAAGTAGGCCAACATCAACCTAGGCGCTTCCAGTTGGCCTTCTGCAAGCGCGGATCACGGCTCGCAAAACCAATGCTCAGCCTCCAGCACGGGACCGAGCACATCAAATGGGAGGAATACAACCCCATGGTCATGACCGGCGCACAGCTCAAGGAGAAGAAACCGTATACCAATAAGCAGAAGAGAAAGGATCGGATATGACATACCGCGATCAGTTCGGGAAGATGCCGCCGCTCAAGCACGATAAGACAATCGCGTCGAGCGAGGTGGTTATCCACATATCGCAGGCGCTGGCTTGTGATATTGAGCGGGCCAACAAGCTGTTCAATGAATTGAGGAAGCGTCGGATCATTGTATTCGACAAGCTCGACCGCACCTGGCACGGCATCGACAACCGCTCCATCCGACACACCGATTCCGACCGGATCCGGGCGCTGGAGATCCGCCTCGAATCCCTCGAAACCAAGCACCGGAAGCTGCTCGCCGCCTACCGCGCCCACATCGAGCTCCCGAATCACTAGGGGGGACGCCTAGGGGGTACCCCATAGGCCTATGCGGCCCCCCTTTTCCGGTAAACCCTCCCCCCTAGGCGGCCCCCACTATCCCCTCTCAATAGGGGAGTGGCTGCTCCCCCTAATATCGCTTAAAAGCGATCGGGGGCAGCCACAGGTCAAAGCACTCCCGATTGCGAAATCGCTCGTTCGCTCCTCCGCTCGGGTACACCACTATGGATCATTCAATTCTTGCGTCCGATCGCCACGAACCAGGAAGAGCGGTTGTGGTGGAGGAGCAGGGATGCCCCGCGCTGGAGCGGAAAGGGGTCGCCAGTGCGTCGGAGGGGTGCTTCCGCATAGATTTGCGAACGAGGGTTTCCGATCGCCAGAAAGGACGGGGCTCCGGGATGGTGTTTTGCCGCTTGCAAATCCATGTTCAGAGCCTCAAATGCTCGTGATGAAGTTCTCAAACCTCAAAACGACCGAGCCGAGCAAGGAATTGCTGGCCAAACTCGACTCTTGGGTGCCGCACCACTTCCGTTTCGGATCGTGGTCCACTTGCTTCTACTGCGGAACCGAGCCAACCGATCGGGACCATGTGGTTCCGTTCTCAATGCTCTCATCTGAACGACGACAAGGAAATGCAGGGGCGTACTTTGGTATCACCACTCCATCATGCCATGAGTGCAATAACATATTATCAGACCTATTCTTCGAGACACTCCATGACAGGTGCGAGTATGTTAATAAGAGAATCAGAAGGCGCTACTCCAAGCTATTGCACATGGAGACATGGCAGGATTGGGAGCTGAATGAGATCAAAGGAAAACTCAGATCGTATGTTATGTGTAAACAGGCAGAGCGAAACGTGGCTGTTGATCGCTCTTCATGGCAGTTCAAAGAACAGTTCACCAAGCTGTTTGAGCAGTCGTTTGATCAAGCCAAGTCGGAGTATCCGGATAACAAGCATCTCATTGAGTTCATGAGGCCGAGATGGATGTGATTGGCCCACTTTCTACCGCTCCTTTCTACCGCTCCATGCTCGGGGCCAGCGGGTTCCGGATTCCGGGTTTCCGAATTCCGAATCTGGTATGGGGTATGGGCCGGTGCGGGGTGCGGGGCATAGCCCGGCATGAGCGGGTAGGACATTGAATGTCTCACCTGGTAGGACATTGGGTGTCCTAGGGGGGGGAACCTGGGGGCGGGGGTCGGGTTCACTAGGGGTCCGGAAAGGAAGAAAGGAAGGGCCAGCGACGGGGCGCAATCAGGGCAAGGCGGGCTCCGGAATGGCGGGGCGAGTGGACACCGGATCCGGGCAAAGAAAAGCCCCTAGGGGGAACCTAGGGGTGAGTGGCGAATGAGTGGCCGACTATCGGCCGTTGCCTGCGAGTGCCGAAAGCGCCATGAGGGCAACGAAGAGGGCGGCGAGTAAGAGATACCCTAGGGCGCGGAATAGGTCGGTCATCGAAACTGCCTCCCGTCGACAACCTCTAGGCGCAATCCAAGGGGACCGAGTTTGCTCTCAATTACCGGGCGCACACGGTCGGCGCAGTCGGCGCAGAATACCTTCACAGACACGTAATGCGGACCCTTACAGGCTGAGAGCTCCACGGCCCGCCGATAATCGAGAATCACCCCGCAGTCGGGGTGAGAGCAGAATATGGCACGGCCCACGGCGGACTTGAATGCGTCGCGTTGAATCAAATCGAAGGCGGTTTTCACTTGGAAACTCCTTCCTTGAAATGCCGGGCTCCGGTTCCGTGGACGGGAATGAAAACGGAACGGACACCGGAACGGGCACCCGCGCAGGCGAGGCAGTCCGAACACGGGGTTCCGGAGCGGTCACTGGCGCAAAGGGTTTCGATCGAGTGATGATCGAGGTCCGGGGTCACTCTAAAGGTACTCCAGCCCATCGATCTTGCGATCACAAGTTCAGCCGCGGTATCGACGCTGGCCATCAATAGTTGCTTCCAACCTTGGAGGCTAGGCTTTCGCCATTGGTGGGTGTAACCTGTCCAACCCGACGAAGCGCCCGCAATGGCCAGCGCAAGGCTAAGGGGGAGATGCGTGGGATCCCCGTAGGCTCCAAAGCGAACACGCCGACCGGAGAATACGGAGACTGAGGGCAACGGAAGATAAGCGCCCGCTTTCCATGCGCGATAGATGCCAAGGGGGGCTTGGCCGACGTTGACGTAGCATGAACGGCCGCCTCCGGCCCCGTCGCCCCGATGGACGCAATTGCCGCAAATGAGCCTGTCGAGCCCTTCCTGAATTGCGCGGACGGGATCCATGGAACGGACAAGGATCCAAATTTGGATCATCGGTCCCGTCTTCCGGTTGTCGGAAGGGGATTCAAATCCGGTCGCGATGATCACGCGGGCGCTGTCCTCATGGAGAATGAAGCCGTTCACAGGGAACCTCCTTCGGAAATGGGAACGATGGAACGAAGCAAGGCGCTAGGGACGGGCTTTCCATCACCATAGCGGGCGTGGGCTTTGTATTTGTGGCCACCAAATTGGAGTGAACGCCCCCAACCCGTCCAAGTAAGGCGGACCCGTCGCCCACCAACTTCACCTAGGACACCATCGAAACGGAACATGGATTGGCGGACGCAGGCGTGAACGTAACAGTGCCCGTATCGGCGCGTACACTGCACGTAGGCGATGAGGTTCGGGATGTAGTGCTCCGGAGGGTTCACAGGGAACCTCCGATCCAAAGGGATTGCTCCCGGAGCCCGTTGAGGACAATTAAGGTGATGATCGCGAGCCAAAAGAGGGCCGCGAGAATGCGTTTTGCTTTGGTTTTCATGGTGTTTGAGAACCGGCCACTATGGCCGGACCAGATGGATCACCCTTGCGGGTAATCCACCGGATCCGGTCACTGGGCGACGATACGGGCCGCGACGAACAAGCGATGATCCTGCGTACCGAAGTCGTGATCGTACCGATAGTAAATCAGCCAATCGCCCGGGGGGTGGCGATCAATCCGCTCATCGGGACCAAAGCGGACAAACAACATGCACCAGCAATCGTCCGGAGTTCCCGTCAAGATTTCATGATTGCCGTGTTGCTGGCCTGCAAAGTCAGCCGCCCAGTCAGGCGTCGGACTCACTGCGGCAATCGGAACATATGTTCCGGGGCGATCCCAACCCGCGTTGGTGTAGGAAGCGAAGGGGCGTTCGGTCGTTGCGGTCGTTGCTGCGTTTTTCATTGGAGCCGACTATTTAAGACACTGGTCAACATTTGACCACAAAAAAGGGGCGAGTTGCTGGTTTTTAGTGGTGAGTTGCTTTCCGGAGGCTAGGAAGGGGGTATGGCCAGGAAGGGAAACAAGGAAGAACTGCAGGTGGAAAGGGTGGAAAGGAAGGGGGCACCAATTCCTTCTGTCCGGAAGCCACTAAAAAAAGGTCCTCCACCAAAGGAGGTTGCTCCTTCCGATTGGAACCGGGTCCTCGACGGCGCTTCACTCGGGATCCCTTTCGATCGCTTGTGTCACCTTGCGGGCATGACGGATAAGACCTTCGCCAAGTACTTGCTCCGATACCCCGAACGAAAGGAGGAGATCGATGCTGCGAAAACCAGGGGCGAGTATGACCTCACCTCCGTCGTCCGCTCCTGCGGCCCAGGTTGGCAAGGGTCCGCTTGGTTACTGGAGAGAACCCGCGGATACGTAGCCCGTGCTCAACTTGAGCACACTGGCAAGGGAGGGAAAGAGTTATCGGTAAGCGGTGCCCTACTAGGAGCATTCGGAGGGAGCAAATAACACCACGGGGGGAGGACCACCCCCAAGAGGGGGGTGGGTGTTACCTGTATACCCCCTCCCCCTACCGACCTCAATTTTATGCCAGTCAAGCAAATTAAGCGTAAGAAATCCACTTCACTCGGAATGGGTTCTCACATCCCTGCGTGGAAGCAGCGCAAGCTCCTGGAGGAGGCTCAGCAGCTGAAGAACTTCCCGAAGATGATGCTTGGCCTACGCGATGTATATCCCTGGCAGGAGGCAGTGCTCGGGGCGTTGAACGAGAAGCACTCGAAGGTAGCCCTGAAAGCCGCTAACGGCTCTGGCAAAACGAGCATGGTCGCCGCTTCGGCGGTCATCTGGCACATGCTCCGATGGCCGGGGAGCTTGGTGGTGTGTACGGCTGGCGTGTACCGACAGGTGGCCGACGCTCTGTGGCCTCATCTGCGGAAGATGATCAATGGGTTGGGTGGCGAGGAGAACGGCTTCTCGATCAAGGATGGTGAGATTCGCTACGTGTACCCGAAGAAAGTGGATGGCCAGGAGCTGATCAGCCGGTGCATCGGTTTCAGCGCGAGCAACCCGGAGAAGGCGGAGGGCTGGCACGTGCAGGGTCCGAGCAATGACCTGATGTACATAGTTGATGAGGCGAAGGCGGTACCGGACGGGATATTCCAGTCGATGGAACGGTGCCAGCCGACGCGGACTCTGCTGATGAGCAGCCCGGGTGGAAGCTCCGGGTACTTCTACGATGTGTTCCGCCGCAACGATGGCAAGTGGCAGACCTTCACGGTGACCGCTTACGACTGTCCGCATATCCGGAAGGAGTGGATTGATGAGCAGATGGCCCGCTGGGGAGAGGGGCACCCGCTGGTGCGTTCGATGATCTACGCGGAGTTCATGGAGGATGATGGGAGCCTGACGGCGGTGAAGACGGCTGATTGGCAGAAGGTGGTCAGTGGCCCACCCAAGGAGGATACGGACGGCCACCGCCTGACCGCGGGCTGCGACTTCTCAGCCGGCGGCGACGAGAGCGTGATGGTCGTCAGACAGGGGAACACGGTGAAGGCCCTGATCCGCTGGCGGGACAAGGACACGATGGCCAGCGTGGGCCGGTTCATCGCGGAGTTCAGGAAGTGGAAGCTGAAGGCTGAGGATATCTATGCCGACGTAGGAGGCATGGGGGTTGTGATGTGCGACGCCCTGAGAGCGGAGGGCTGGGATGTGCGCCGAGTGAACTTCGGGGAGCGTGCCATCCGGGATGATCAGTTCGTGAACCGTGCGGCTGAGATGTGGATCGAGTTCGGTCGGATGGTGGAGGAGGGGAAGGTGAACCTGGGACCCGTAGGGACCGACGAGGTTCTGCTTCAGCAGTTCGTGAGCCGCAAGGTCCGGACGAACGGGAAGGGCAAGCTCACGCTGGAGGGTAAGGATGAGCTACGCGCCAGAGGTGTGAACAGCCCGGACCGTGCGGATGCGATGGTGCTGGCCTTCTGTGGTGGGGGCGGGAAGCGGATGGATGAGTACATGAAGGCATTGGGCGAGGATGGGCGGAGCCTGCTGGAACGCATGGAGGATGAGCTTGGCCCGCTTGAGCCTGAGGGGGTTGCGCTTGCTGGTTGCGAGGTGGGGGGATAAGAGGAGGGGAGGACATTTATGATGACCGATAAACAGCGGAGTGCGTTGCAGGGGCAGATTGTCGAGGCTGTGGGCCAGCG